GGGCGTCAATGGCATCGCCAAGGTGCAGGGTGAACTGCGGTTTCCACGCCTCTTTAAGCCGAAGCATGGCATCAAGGGCGCGGGGGTCGGCCTCTGCCCCGTGGGTGCAAGTTACTGCCAAATATTTCTGCCAACCCTTGGTTTTGTTGGCCATGAAGATTTAGGCCGACATGGTCAGCATGCGCCGGACTTGATCGACCGTCTCGGCATCCCCGTCTTGGTAACGCTGATAAAGCGGGTTGCTCTCGTTGGTCATAATGTCCCGCGCCCTCGCCCGCGTGCTGCTAATGCCGGTCTGGTTGCCCTCAATCAAGCGGTCGTCGGAAAGTTTCTCGGCCAATGACACGATGGCCTTGACCACTTGCGGATCAACGAAACCTTGGCTGGAGGGGTCAACTCCCGCGGTGACCGCGGCACGCCTTGCCAGTTCAATCTTCTCGGGCATCTTGTCTCCGTAGACCCTTTGCAGTTCGGCGCGACCGGATTCCAGTTGCGTCTCAATCATGGACGCCGCGGCTTGGTTCATCAACGCGGCCCGCTCCAGATCGAACTTCATCAGTTCGCTCATCGCGGCAGCGGGGATGTTGTGCTTGTGGGCCAGTTCCGCGGCCCTCTTGGCCACGCTGTCGTCCCATGTCACTCCCTGCGGGAGTTGCTCCGGCTTGAGTTGGTAACCCTCTGGCGACTCCGGCACGCCAATGGCCTTGCGGTAGGCGGCGACCTCCTCTGGGGTGCTTTTCTCGTTGGGCACCGGCACCGCGTTCGCTTTCTTGCCAAGCAACTCGGCTAATCCGTTGTGGCTTTTCGCCAACGACTCGACGTCGATTTTATCTGACCTCCAATACTTTTCCGGCAACCAATCCGGCTTGTCTACCGGCTGGGCAGGCTCGGCCTGCGCGTCGGTGGTGTTGGTAGGCGCACTGGATAATAGCGTGCCTTCGGTTGCGGCGAGGTTAGCGGGTGCGGTGGGCGTGGAAACAGCGGCGTCGGTCGCGCTGTCGGTTGGGGTGCTGGCGGTGGTTGCATCACTCATGGTTTTGGTTGGTTTGGTTGTTTTGACTAAACCCTTGCGGTTAAGCGCGGGTCACGGTTGTGGTTGGTTGTTCAATGTCTCCGTCGGCAATGACCGGCTGGGTTAACTTGTGTTCGATGAAAAGGATGACCTCGCGCTGGCCGTCGCGCAGGGCCGCGGCGAGCGGGTCGTAAGGGTGGTGCAGGGAACGCTCAAAGGCCGGACGTCCCATGCGGAAATAGGCGCGGAGGTTTTGCAGAACGGTCTTGCCGTCGTCGGTGCCAAAGGTGCGCTGGTAGGCCGTGTTCAAACGCGCAAGTTCACGCGAGCGGTCGAGTTCTTTGTCGGTCGTCATACTCCGGTGGCTTGGTTCATCAGAGCGCCCAGAGCACTGTCCTGCTTGACGCTACCGGCCTTGCCCGCGGCCTCGGCCATGTTGAGCATGGACTGCTCCTGCTGGGCTTGGGCCTGCGCCTCGGCGCGGGCGGCGCGGCTATTCTCGACGTCGCTCTCGTCGGCCAGCCAGTCGCTGGGCAGACCGTCGTTGCGGGCCGTCTCGCGGCAGATGACGTCCCACTTGAAGTTGTCGAGTACCTCCGGCCTCACTTGCGCGATGACCGCGTTGCGCTCCATCGTCCTTGCCAAGGAAAGGTTGTGCATGGCGCGGAGGGCGAGCGCCACCTTGCTGACGTAGCTGATCTCCGGCTCCGGTAGGACCGGCTGGCCCATCTCGTCGCGGACGATGGCCTCGGCAGGCGGTGGGGGGAACTTGTTGCCGCGGATCAAGATGCCGAAGACGCATCGCAGCATAGGCGTGAGCAACTCGGTCGTCTTGCGGGTGAACGAGGGGGAAAACTGGACGAGCTTTTCGGTCGAGCGTTCGGCCACCTCGGTCGCCGTCATTTGCTTATCGATGGAGGCGAACATGCGGAACATGTCGACATGGAAGGCGCGTTCGATGGCCTTTTGCTTGCGGTTTTCCCGCTCCAGACCGATCTGGTACTCGCCTTGCGTCATCCATTCTCGGGGGACCGCGTTGGGCTGGGTCGGGTCAAAGTAGGTCACGCCTCCGCTCCGGAGGTCGATCTCGCCCTCGTGCGTGGCAGGGATGAGCAGACGCGGGAACGCTTTGACCTCGGCCAAGGCATCCAACTGCTTGGTTAGAAAATTCAGCTGCCTCGCTTCGGGCAGGGCCATCCACGCGGGCGACACTCCGTAGGGTCCGTTCTGGATTTCACATGGCGACCGGCAAAGAAGGGTTTCTCGTCAAATCCAGAGTTCCGGCAAACGTGCTTGCTCGACTGCTCAACGTAGACGCTGGCGTAGGCTTTGTTCGGGCCGTCTTCCTTGCCGCGGTCACGGTCGGCCTCGGACCTTTTGTAGATGGCATGGATAAACTTGTGCTTCACCGTGCCGCCCTTTCCGCTGCGCCGGATCTGCTCCAGCGTCTTGATCATCTTCTCGGAAAGGTTCTCTTCCCCGAATTTCTCACTGGCCTGCTCGGCAGTCAGTTCAAGTTCGCGGAACAGGGTCGTGACGTCGCCCTCGTCGTCCTCTGCGATGCTGTAGGTGCCGCAATCAAACTTGCTGAAGGAAAGCGGGTGGTTACGACCGGCTTGGACAAAGAGTGCGTAAGTGCCGAAGACGCTGTCGTCAAAGTAAGTTTCGTGGATCTCGGTGTAAAAGTTTGACGTCGCCAGCATGAGTTGGGCGATCTCGGAACACTTGGAGTACCACTGCTTGGCGCGGTCACTGGTCACGCCGCGGGGGGGTTCGTAGACAAACCACCGCGAATCCGCGGGCGTGATGTAGGCCAGTTGACCATTGGCCAAGGTTGCCGCGCTTTGCATGGCGGTCGTGTCAAAGAGGACGTCATGCCGCGAGGTGTCCGGCATGGACCGCTTGGCGCTGATCTCGGCCTTGCGAGGCAGGCAGAACTCGGCCAACTCCTGCCAGACGGTGTCCCACGGTGCCCGCTCCGAAGCGAGATCGGAGTGCCGCATCAAGATGTAGTCGGCCAGTTGGACTTTGTCCTTCATAGGGTTAGAGGTCGGGGTTGTTAGCCGACGCAATAAGCAACACGATGCCCACGCTGACCGCGGCCAGTTGAAGGACCAAGGTCATGCCGGTTAGCCCAGCAAGCTGCTGCCGGTCACGGGATTGGTGTAACCGCCTGTCTCACCGGCCAAGATTGACTTGCGATAGCCTCCGCGGTTAGCCGCGTTCTGGCGCTGTTGGTTGGCCGCGTCACTCGCGCTCATGTTTTGCATCTCCGGTGGCGGCGGCGGCGGCGGCGGCATAGGCGGCATGGGCGGCGGCGTAAAGGCAGGCATGGGCGGCGGGGCCGAAGGACTCCCACCACCGCCGAAGTGGCAACGGGTTAGGAGATCAAGGTTGGACAAGTTGTAGTTTCGCATATTTGGTGAAGAGTGTGTCGGTGGAGAAAAAGGACAGCGGTTCGCCGGATCGTTCCCACGCGACGAGAGGAAGGTAAAAGGGCATGTGGGTCAAAAGATTTTTGACTAAACCTTGAAGACCTTGGTCGTTGCAAGCAAAGGCGTATACATACCATGTGTCCCACAAGTGCGGCGGGAATGGCATCCAGACGTCGTTGATTGCAAGCTGCGGTGCTTCACTCCAGACGGGCCGCGCCATGAGTAGGTATTCCGGCGTGCTAAACAAGTAGCCGTTTTCCATGTGTGCGGCTACGTCCTCCTCAAAGTTCCGCGCAGATTCCGCGGTGTAGAGAGCGCGGACCTTGTCGAGCGGACTCAACGCGGTGGCTTGGTTGTCTTGCCGTCAAAGGTCACGGTGGCCTGCTGCTTTAAGAAGTCGTAGCCGACCGTCACGCATCCCGCGGCGAACACAACGTAGGCCGCGAAGAGCAGACAGGCAGCGATGACCTTAATTGGCAGCATCACGAGCCGTAATTAATCCCCAGCCCGCGAGAAGCGAGGCGGTGATCAAGCCAAGGTCGGGCAGTGATCCGGTGGTGAGAAATTCGCGGCCCGCGACAGAAAGGCTGGCGATGATGGTGAGTGCTCCGAGGAGCGTGGTTTTCCAGTTTTGCATAGGTTTATTTCTTTTTCTGATAGTCTCTCCAGACGGAGAGAAGAGTCACGACGCCGATTGCCAGACCAATGACCAATCCGCTGACGCGAAGATACATCTCAAACTGGGACAGGAATGAGATCGCGACACTCCCTGTGGTGGCCAATGTGCCGAGGGCCCCGCGCTCCACGGTCGTGAGGTGCTGATGCCAGTAGGTCACGGCACCTCGCCCTCCACCTCGATGACCACATCGTCCTGCGCTGGCGGAGGCACAACATAAGCGTCCACGGC